GAAGGCGAACTAGAAGAAGCCAAGGAAGAAGATGAAGACGAGTCAGAGGACGAAGAGTCTGAAGACGAGGACGAAGAGGAAGAGGAAGACAAGCCCATGAAGAAGTTCTCTTTCAAGAAGAAGGAAGTCAAGGAAGCCGCCTCTGACTACGCATCTACCGACATTAGTCACGATGCTAACAAGAAGGGTGCAAAGATTCCAGAGCCGCACAACGCAAACGCTGGCAAGAACATGGCTACCATCAAGGCTAAGAAGAGCGATGCCAACGGCAAGGTAGAGAAGCCCTCCATGAAGGAGAGCATTGAAACCTTGTTCGCTGGCAAGGAACTAACCGAAGAGTTCAAGACCGAAGCCGCTACCTTGTTTGAGGCTCACCTTGCGTCTCGCGTTGACGAGATTGAGGAAGAGATTCAAGCCAAGTACGAGACTCTACTAGAAGAGCACACTCTCGCCGTCACCGAAGAAATGGTTGAGCGTATTGATGAGTACCTCAACTATGTGGTGGAAGAGTGGATGCAGGAGAACCGTCTGGCTGTCAGCAACGGTCTTCGCACCGAGATCACCGAAGGATTCATTGAGCGTCTCAAGGGCGTGTTTGCCGAGTCGTACATTGAAATCCCCGAGGAGAAACTTGATCTGTTTGAGTCCACTGTTGAGGACTACGAGAGCCTCAAGAGCGAACTAGACGGTCAGGTTGCCAAGAACATGGAGATCAACGAAGAGTGCGAACAACTCCGTTGCGAACTCCTGTTCCGCGAAATGGCTGAAGGACTAACCGACACCGAGATTCAAAAACTACGCGATCTAGCCGAGAGCGTTGAGTTTGAGTCCGTAGAGCAGTTTGCCGAAAAACTCTCTGTTCTCCGCGAGAACATTGAGAACATTGGTAGCACCGCCACCGAATCTGCCGAAGAAGAGACTCTAGAAGAGTCCTACGAGGAAGGTTCTGAATCTTCTCCGCTCATGGAGGCTTACCTCAAGTCCATGAGCAAGAGCAAGGACTAAATTTCACTTTTTCAATTCACACTTTCCAGTCAATTCCGACTGTTAAACAACCAAAGGAGTCACTATCATGGAAGACAAGATGCTAACCGAACACGCTCTCCGCAAGTGGAAGCCTGTTCTAGACCACGCCGACATGGCTGCAATTGCAGATCCCCATCGTCGCGCCGTAACTGCCACCCTCCTAGAGAATCAGGAGAAGGCAATCAAGCAGCAGATGCTAACCGAAGGCCCAACCAGCAACATGAGTGGAACCGGCGTTGTGGGTGGCGCGGGCGATTCGTCTGCTCAAATTCAGGGCTACGATCCAATTCTAATCCAGTTGGTTCGTCGCGCTATGCCCAACCTAATGGCATACGACATCTGCGGCGTTCAGGCTATGTCGGCTCCGACAGGCTTGATCTTTGCAATGCGTACCAAGTACGCCACCACTACTGACGGTGGTGCTCTTGGTGCAGAAGCCATGTTCAACGAACCACAGGTTGCGTTCTCGGGCGTTACTTCTAACAACTCCAACGCTGGTAGTGTCGGTCGAACTGCCGCAGGTTCAACATTCGCTGCTTTCTTTGTTGATCCGTTTCTTGGTTTGCCTGGACTTAATGATCCCGCCGCTGCTAGCGGTGTTGGCATGACTAGCGGTTCAGGTTTCAACACCTCTGCTGGCGAAGGTTTGAGTCCTGCTCAGATGGCATTCACCATTGAGCGCGTAGCCGTAGAAGCCCGTACTCGTGCTCTTGCTGCTTCGTACTCGGTGGAATTGGCTCAAGACCTTAAGGCTGTTCACGGTCTAGACGCTGAAACCGAACTCGCCAACATTCTCAGCACAGAAATTCTGTCTGAAATCAACCGCGAAGTGGTTCGTACCGTTTATCGTAGCGCAAGACTCGGAGCACAGCAGGGCGATCTGTACTACAAGACTGTTCAAGGTGGTTTGAGTGGTTCAGCCACAGTAGGTGGCGTATACGATCTCATTCAAGACTCTGACGGTCGTTGGAGCGCGGAAAAGTTCCGTGGTCTAATGTTCCAGATTGAGCGCGAGTGCAACCAGATCGCAAAGGATACCCGTCGCGGTAAGGGCAACTTCATCATCTGCTCGGCAGATGTTGCTTCAGCCCTCGCAATGGGTGGATTCCTGAACATCAGCCCCGCGCTGAATGTCAGCCTTGATGTGGACGATACCGGCAACACCTTTGCTGGTACTCTAAACGGCAAGGTCAAGGTGTACATTGATCCGTACATCGACACCGCTGCCACTAGCGGTTCTAACTTTGTCTGTGTAGGATACAAGGGAACCAGCCCATACGACGCTGGTATCTTCTACTGCCCCTATGTCCCGCTACAGATGATGCGCGCCGTTGATACTAACTCCTTCCAGCCCAAGATCGCGTTCAAGACCCGCTACGGCATGGTTGCGAACCCCTTCGCTGAAGGCGTAAATGTTGGTAGCGGCGCACTCACCGCCCGCACCAACCGTTACTACCGCATCTTCCGCGTAGATAACCTACACGGCGTAGCGTCGTAATAGTCACAGTAACCTGAAGACTTGGGGGAGAGGCTCAAACCTCTCCCCCTTTTCTTTTGGTGTCTAAATACTTACACATGTCAATACCCTACAATTTTACAGATATTGAAGAGGGGATTCTAGACAGATACCCTCAATACATGAATCCGCTGCTGCCGACCTACTATCGGTTTACTGTTAGTCGGCTTCCCAAGGTATCGTATTTTTGTCAAAGCGTGTCGTTGCCCACTATCACCATGAGTGAAGTGATTATGCCCACGCCGTTTGTTCAAATATCCAGACCGTCCAAATTAGACTTTGACGAACTAACCATTGGTTTTGTGGTGGACGAGGCTATGGGTAATTGGCTTGAACTGTATAATTGGATGCGGTCTGTGACCAATGTGGAAAACTACGACGAGTTCCGCCCCGTGAACACCCATGTAGCCACAGCCAATCTGATTATTTTGAATTCCAAGAAGAATCCCAAATTGAATGTGACATTCAACGACATCTATCCACGCAGTCTATCGGCTATAGACTTTAACTCTGCGGTGGTTGATCCAGAGCCGTTTATTGCAAACTGCACTTTCAAATACCGCAGTTACGAAATAGAGACTCTCTAATATTTTTATTTGAGTGGACAAGTACGACCGCTTGACTTCCATAGAATCTCGTGTATACTCCTCAAACGGAGATTTGTTTATGACCCTAGACGACATTCGCAAAGAGTTGGAGCGGGACACCCGTATTGACGATTCGGCACTAGACACCGAATCGCTACGCATTCCACAACTCCACAACAAGTACATGAACTTCTTGTTGGAAGAACGCCTCATGTTTGCCAAGTACGAAAACGAGGTGGCTGTGGTTACTCGTGACAAGTGGGAGTACTATACAGGCAAGATGAGCGAAGAGCAGTTAGCAGCGCGTGGATGGGAGCCTTTCAATCTCAAGATTCTGCGTAACGATTTGGACATGTATCTGAATGCTGATACGGACATCGTGAAGGCTCGTCAAAAAATGTACTACCAAAAAGAAAAGATTGGGCTGTTGGAAGAGATCGTGAAAGAACTCAACAATCGCCATTGGAAAATCAGAAATGCTATTGAGTGGAGGAAATTTGTAAATGGGCAATGAATGGGACGATCTGCTAGACTGCGATCCTGAAAACGAAGATCGTGATGCACGCTATTTGCGGGATATTTGGGAAATGGCTTCTGCACACAGTCAAGACCCTAACACACAGGTTGCGTCTGCTCTTGTAACATGGGCAGGTGGAATCGTGCTTGCGGCATGGAATGAATTGCCTCCTGCCCTGTGCGGCAAGGGGTATCCACGAACTCCCGAAACCAAAAACTACTGTTTTGAACACGCAGAGCGCAGAGTACTGTACAAGTCTGTAGCCAACAATTTGAGTGTTGGTGGGCTTCAGATGTACGGCACATGGATTGCCTGTGCTGAATGTGCTCGTGCCATTATAGAGTTTAATATCAGCAGAGTTGTGACTTTCAGGCGTTTGGTTGAGCGCACTCCCCCCAAGTGGCAAGAAAGTGTGCGTGAGGGTTTAGCCATGATGCGAGACGCTGGAATAACTGTGATTGGATGGGAAGGCAACCTAAACAGCAGCCGCACCATACGATTCAACGGAGAGGTTCTAGGAAGTGAAGCGTTGGTGTAATGGTAGACCTTGATGTAAGCATAGTTGATTCTGTTTGGCTTCGCGTTCAATGCGAGCGCGGTATTGCCAAAGAGTTGGCTGACTTTTTTACATTCAAGGTTCCCGGTTACAAGTTTATGCCTGCGTATCGTAGCCGTATGTGGAACGGCGAGATTTGCCTGTATAACATACACACACAACAGATATACGGTGGGCTTGCTGAATACATTGAAAAGTTTGCCGCAGAGCGTGGGTATTCTGTGGGTATGCCTGCCACAAACGGATTCAAAA